CCTAAATCTATCTATTTAAAGGAATCAATTATGACCAAAAAAGAAATTTGGACTAAGGTATCGGAAATCGCGGCTAACCACAATCTTTCAGAGGTGGTTATTAAAGAATTGGCAGAGATTCTTGAACCTAAAAAAGGTGGTGGGAGCTCATCCAGGATCATCAAAGAGATTGATGGGATTACCTACAAGAACTGTCGATTCACTGGTAGACTTTGGCCAGAATCTGAGCTCATCTATCAGAATGATGAGAAGAGAGAGTCTGGCCAGGATAAGGGATATTCTAAAGTGGGTATTTCTCTTTGGAATAAAGGCCAAAAATATATCAAAAACCTAAAAGAGAGATTGACTGATGAGGTCATGAAAGATGAACCAGATGCAGAAATGGTGAAGAAACTCAAAGAGGAACTCACTGCTATCCAAAAAGACAATTTGGGCAATAATTCTGAATGGCTGGGTCAATTTGCCACTGAGGAGCAGAAGAAAGAGATAGAATCTCTCTCACTCCCTATCGAATAAGACCATCAGAGGCCATTGAGGTGGCCTCGAGTGGCCTTATGACCTAATATATATCAAGGAGTATAAATATGAAAACTATTAAAGAATTGCAAACAGAATTAAAACAGTTAGAGAAACAAAAAAAATCTATTCAAAGAGCACTGGCTTGGAAAATAGAGTGCCGTATGAGATTGAATAAGCTTAGAAGAACCAAGAATGTCACTCCAGCTAGGCTAGAATCGGCTGAAAAAGCCCTTAAAAAGGCAGAAACTAAGGTAACTGAATTAAAAGGTTATGAAAAGAAAAGAAAAGAAATTCTTAAAGAAATTAAAAAGCTTGAAAGAATGGAAGCACCTAGAAAGCCTAAGAAATCTAAATCAACTAAAGAGATAAAAGAGGTACGAACTAAAATTAAAGAGGTTGAAAAACTTGAAGCTGAGGTCGAGTTGGAGCTAAGAGAATTGGAGGCTCTTAAAGAGAAGATCAGAATCAAAAAAGAGAAATTAAGTTTAGAAACAGAAGTTAACAAGCTGGTCAAAGAGGAAAATGAGGTACTGGAAGAACAGGTGAAATTGCTCAAAAAGAGAACACAGCTGACTCAAATAAAAGAGGCCCTAACCGAAGAGTATAATAAACTAATGGCTAGAAAAAGATTAGAAGACAATATCCACAGGGTATTCACTGAAAAACAAAAAAGAGAAATATTTCTACGGGACAAAGGTACCTGCCAGGCTTGTGGAAAAGCTGTATCCTTGAGAGAATATGAGGTAGACCATGTTATACCTTATAGTAAAGGTGGACCGACTACTATAGAGAATGGGCAATGTCTGTGCCGAGCTTGCAACCGCCGCAAGGGTGCTCAATGAGGAAGATGCTCCGGTAGTTTCTATATTAATAAATATAGAAATTATTAAGGATGAGATTTAAGAGGAGTTTAAGAGAAATTATGGTAGACCTTAATTTCTCACTCATAAAATATCTTAAAACTCCCTTAAATTTATCTTAATTTCATCTTAAATATGATCTAAATTTTTCTTTGATTTTTGGATATCCAAAATCAAAAGGGAATAAACCTATCTAAAATCGATTCTGAGAGGATTTCTTCTCAAGATGATATATGATATATCTAAAGAGAGAAATCCTCTCAAAATCGATTCTAGATAGGTTTATGAAGAGATTTGAAAATCTATCAGAATCTATAAAAAGGAATATAAAATGATGATCTATCAAACTAAAATGACCGAGATCGGGGCTATCAAAACTAAGACTGAGGTGTCTGTAGAATCCGCCAATACAGTGAGTTGCTCACGAGTGATTGATAGTTACCTATGGACTATCACTGTATCGAGGGAAGAGCCGGTGACTATCTCTCAGATCGGCAAGATTTGTGGCCTATCTGATGAAATTTTCATAGCTTTGGCCGATAATCAGAGAGAAAATTGAGATTTCTATAGATCGAGGAAAAAATTATATAATTATATAATTATCCTCTTCTATAATTTTATAATCGATCTATTAATCAAATTAATCTGAAATCTCCTCTATTGTCGACTGGATCGAGAAATAAGAAAAATTTATATCCAAATTATATAATTATTCCCCCCTAATCTATAGGGGGATAATGAATCTTCTATAGAAGATTGATTCCAAACCCCTGACTTGACCCTCTATAACTCTATAATTAATATAATTATGATTTAAACTTCCCTTAAACCAATCTTCTCCCATCTCAATTATATAATTATATAATTATTTTCATATTAATAGATATAGAAAAATCTTCTCATTTTTAAGAAATGATTTATAAAATTTATGATAGAATATCTTCTATAAAATATGAAAAGGATATAAAATGAACATAGAAACTCTACAAGCCTATTTAAAAGAGAACAAGTTAACCAAGGTTGAGTATTATACTCTACTACTCAACCATCTACCTGAGATATTCGAATCGATAGGCCAAGAAGGTAAAATAGCTACCGCCCAGAAACTCCACATGTCACCACAAATCTTTAGTACCTTCCATCAAATAGCATTAGCCCATAGCCGCATATTAGCTGAGCAAACTACAGACTCTATTAGTAGCAATTCTGGCTCTATTAGTAGCAATTCAGACTCTATTAGTAGCAATTCTGACTCTATTAGTAGTAATTCAGACAAAGCATAAGGACATAGTATGACTGAATTAGAAACAATACTACAACCATTAGTAGAAGCTACCGGCCTTGACTTTCTCCCAGTAGGGAGAATCCAGTTAGATGGCTGTGACAAGACCTTTATAGAAGGGCCGCGCCCGCACGACAAAGAATTTTCACAGTACCCTGATGATAATATAGCAGTGACCTATCTTGACAACTCTAAGAGTGGCGATTCGGCACGAGATCGCAACTCCAATAGTGACCACAAGCTATTAGTAATTGATATAGATGGCTCTTTTTCTCATAGCGACGACAAGGCCATATACTTAGAAGACGGTACCGAGCTACCATTAACATTATACTCTACAACATCGTGTAGTAAAAAGGCGCATCTATATTATCTCCTCTCACCAACTCAGTCCCAGCAGATACCAACCAGGGCTATAGGAGTGATTGACCCTAAGATAGATGCTATTCAATATGGCACTATTTTTGAAGGACACGGGGGTAAAGATAACTATAAGCTATACCCGCACCCATTAGCTTACTTGCCAGACTCCCACCCATTTATGGCTATACTTAAGGCGCATAGAACCAAGCATCCGTCGCCTTATCATTCATCTAATCTTTACCCTATTAGTAAGCCGGCTGTAGCAGCGGCTGTTAGGGAGCTCATTGAGATACTAACCGTTAATAAGGGCCTGATAAAAGATGATATGAAGCATAATAACCAGTTACTTAGGAGGGTGATCCCCAAGAAATATATAGCTAAAGGTTCTAAGGATATCATAAAAAACATAGACTTCTCGTATAGTTTCGTGAATGACACAGCGGCCAAGCTGTCGGCAGTGGCTGAGCTCTCCACAGAGGAAACGAGGCATTTTATAGAGCTTATGATACAGTATCTCTTTCACAAAGACCCTAACTATCAGAATAAGTTAGATAAGGAGATATTTGCCACTATCCATCATAGAGAGGCTATTAAGACATTCTCTTACAATGACATGCCGACATTAGAAGATATTAAGGCTAACCAGCCAGGAGCACCCCTCCTCATACTCAAGTCGGTGGTGAAGAATATAAAGGGCGAGGGTACTCTTACATACATAGCACTTGACCCAGTATCATATAAGCCGTATACATTCGCCAAAGCGCGATATTTTAATGAGCAGACGATAGCCTCTATTGCCGAGTGGCGCACCATTTACGGAGAGGATGGGCAGCCCAAGGGATGGGATAAGAACGTGCCACTAGTGGAGAGCCACATCTCACCTTATCACCCGCACATCGACACTAATGAGGAGAATGACGTGCTTCGTATCAATCTGTATCCGTTCACCCCATACCAGGAGCAGGCCACTCCGATAGAGTATGACATATACAATAGTGACAATATCCTATTCAAGTTCTTTAGGTCTGCTGTTAGGAAAGAGTACTTACCATACCTATTCCGTTGGTACACGCATGTTATGTTCGCGGATAGGCCGCCACTCACCATAGTATGGTATGCCTCAGGCAAGGCTGGAGCAGGGAAGAGTGCGATCACCTCAGAGATACTTAACAGGCTTATAGGTCCAGCGGTAGCGGGCGTAGATTACAAGGGTGCCTCTTCAGGTTGGGCAGACGTCATTAAGGACAAAAGGTTGCTGGCCATCGAAGACGTCCCTCACCTCCCGAATAAGGAGTGGCAGACACTCTACGGGTTCGCCAAGCGACAGGGAGATGGCTCGCATCGAATACTCAATAACAAAGGTTCGAGCGTGGATACAGACAGGGTACGAGTGAGCATCTCTGGCAGTAGTAACTACTATCCGAAACTAGACCCTGATGATAGAAGGTTTTTCTGCCTGGAGCCCGCCCACCTGGAAGAGGAATCGCCTAATGACCCTCTTACACCAGAAGAGATAACTGAGTTCAACTCCTTACTAGCTGATGCTATGTTCAATTATAGAGAAGAGCTACAAGAACTTATGGATCACCTCTACCATATCTATCAGCAGCCACTAACAACAGAAGAGTTTAATGAGCTATATGTTAGGGCTCCTATGACGGTGTACAAGGCTAAATGGAGAACAAAGGCATCCAGCTATAGTGAGCGCATAGTATATCTCCTATTCAACGACCCTGATGGCCTACTGGCACTGGTCAAAGAGCGCACTAGTACTATGACACCAGCAGGGGCACTACCATTAGATATGCTGATAGAGTATATTATAACTCAGTATCGACCAAACACTGGGAAAGCTGGCATTAGCTGGAAATGGTTCTTACACTTTATGAAATATATTAAAGATGAGGACATAGAATATAGCAAGCAGTCATTAGAAGATTCACTACAAGTAGAGTTCAGTCCAAATAAAGGAATACTATACAAAGAAACACCAGAGTTCAATGAGATAGCTGTTAATTCAGGCATAACCGATTCAATATCAGCAGATACCATAGAGAGATACAGAGAGCTATTAGCTGAGATGAGGCAAGCAAACCCAGCCATAGGAGATGGGATAGAATTAAATTAGAAATCTGATCTATAAATTATCTGATTTAATCTATATTTAAGATTAAATTAGATATAATAATAAAGATAGAGATATATCTAATCTAATATCAAGGAGAAAAAATGAGAACTGATTGTCAAACATATCAAGTAATACCAGGTGAGCCACAATACGGCAGGGTTAGAGAGTGTACATACACGCTCGACAGAGATGACATTGTGGAGGCCATAGCCGACCAGCTCATTGAGGACATAGAAACGCCTCTGAACTATGAGCTTACTGTAGGAGATGTTACATTCACTTTGGGTGACTATCTCACCAAGGAGCAGTATCACCACATTCAGGATGTAGTTACTCAAACACTGCTTGACGATGACTACTGCACTGGCAAGCACACACTTTTAGTGTATCAGTTAGTAGATGAGGTGGTAGACCCTGACCCTACACAAGAGTATACAACAGAAACTTACATATAAGGGGAAATGGTGGATTATGAAATTAAACCAGGAGCAGACCTTAGAGGGGCAAACCTTGAGGGAGCAGACCTTAGAAAGGCAGACCTTAGAGGTGCAGACCTTGGAGAGGCATACCTTGAGGGTGCAAACCTTGAGGGTGCAAATCTTGAGGGCACAAACCTTAGAGATGCATACCTTAAAGAGGCCAACCTTAGTGAGGTGAACCTTGTGGGAGCTAACCTTAGGGATGCTATCCTTAGAGTTGCTAGCCTTAGAGATGCAGACCTTGAGGGTGCAAACCTTAGAGATGCAAATCTTAAATATGCCAACCTTAGGGGTGCAAACATTAGAGGTGCAGGCCTTATAGGTGTAAACTTTAGAGGCGCTAACCTTGAGGGCGCCAACCTTAGAAGTGCAAACATTAGAGGTGCAGGCCTTAGAGGTGTAAACTTTAGAGGCGCTAACCTTGAGGGTGCAAACCTTAGAGATGTCAACCTTGAGGGTGCAAACCTTAGAGATGCAAATCTTGTAGGTGCGAACCTTGGAGGTGCTGATATTATAGGTGCCGATTTTACGAACGCAAACCTTAAAAATTTAATTCTTTCAAAGGCGGACTTATCTCGTTCTAATATATTTACATTTAGAGTAGGTGAGTATACTAGATTATCTTTCACCTATCTATATGAAGGTGTTCAATATTATCAGATAGGATGCTTCAACGGTATCTACGAAGAGGCTATGGTAAAGATTAGAGACAAGTACGGTAGCAATAGTGCATATGAGAGAGTAGTTACAGCTTATAAAGGTATATTTGACGATACAAGGAAAAAATGATGGGAAAGACAAAGAAGAAAAATAAATGGATTGCAAAAGTAGCGGCAGATAAAGTAGTAGTAAATGGATCAAACCTTGAGGCAACTATTGCCTCAACTTTATTACTTATTGAAGCAGAAAGGTTGGCCAGGAAGAGAGGCACATCGGTTCTCGACTTGATTATGTATGTAGCTAGGGAGGAACTCGATTACGAAGCATGATATAGATATGGTCATAATGAACGCACAAATGTTCGACATACCTGCAGATAAGCTTACATCAAAGCATTTCAAAGAGATCATGGCCTATTTGCACTTATTAGAGAATATGGTCGACATAGACCCCCCCAAAGCAGTTTACAAGGAATTGGAAAATAATATGTACATATAAGGAGTTAAGATGATAGTGAATGGGTATAAAATAAAGAATAAATCCAATCTAAAAGAGGCAGGTTTGGCAGGTGTCAATCTAAAAGAGGCGGATTTGGCAGGTGCCAATCTAACATATGCAGATCTTAGTCAAGCTAATCTTACAAAAGCTAACCTTGAAAAAGCTATTATGCAAAATACTAACCTTGAAAAAGCTATTATGCGAGATGCTAACCTTAAAAAAGCTAGTATGCATAATGTTAATCTTGTAAAAGCTATTCTTGTAGGAGCAGAGCTTGAAGGCGCCGATCTAAGAGGGGCTAACTTAGCAAAAGCAAGTATGTTAATGGCTAATCTAAGAGGAGCTGATCTTAGAGAAGTTGATTTCGAAGGTGCAATGCTCGAATTTGCGGATTTAACAGGAGCCAATCTGAAAGGTGCTAATCTTGAAGGAGCTAATTTGCATGGTACTTGCATTAGAACTTTTAGAGCGGGCCAGTACAATAGGTTGTCATTTACCTATATGTATGAAGGCATTCAATACTATCAGATAGGTTGTTTCAATGGAACCTACGATGAAGCAATTGCAGAGATTAGAAAGGAGTATTGGCCTAATAGCAAATACGAGAAACTGATCAAAATATATAAGGAGGATTAGAAAATGAAGCATGGAAAAGAGATTAAATACTGGGCGGAGCACCCAGATGGAACCAGAGTATGGCAAAGAACTGACGACATAGGCAGCGAATGGGAATTAAATTTGTTCCCTAAATGGCATGAAACGTTCCATTACATTGTAGCTGATGAATGGGCCGAACTTCGCAAGGCTCAGGAAGATGGTAAACAGCTACAATGGAAAGGTTCAGATGCTGTATTGGGTTATTACTCAATGCACAATACAAATATTGAAGACTGGCGTATCAAACCAGATGAACCAGAGGAACCAGTATATGAGTATCAGTGGATTTACAGAATTCCTACAGACAAAGATGGTACATATTATATGAGCATGTATTACTGCACAGACGAAGAAGACTTTGCAAAGATATACCCCAATGCTGCAATAAGTGGCAAGTCAAGGTATATACCAATAGAGCCATATTTACCAAGCAAAAGGATTAGAAAATGAAACATGAAAAAGAAATATGTTACTGGGCTAAACAACCAGATGGTACAAAGGTTTGGCGAAGAGCTAACGATAAAGACAGTGAATGGAAATTAAATTTGTTCCCTAAATGGTATGAAACGTCCCATTACATCGTAGATGATGAATGGGCTGAATTAAGAAAAGCCCAAGCAGACGGTAAGCAACTGCAAAGAGCAGCCTATTTGTGCGGCCGTAACCGAGAATGGATAGATATAGAATTTGTAATAGAAGATACCAAAATAACAGAATTGGATCACTGGCGTATTAAGCCTGAAGAACTGTATGAATATCAATGGATATATAAGCTACCTGCAGGTAGAGAGGGAATGTACTATATTAGCACTCGTTATTACATAGACGAAGAGGAATTTGTAAATTCCTACCCTAATAGATCAAGAAGAAAGAATGCAAGGGATATACCTGTAGAACCATATCTACCCAGTAAAAGGATTAGAAAATGAATAGAGCTAATTTAGTCACTCTAAATGTAGCCTGTGAGGTGTTAGGATGCTCAACTACGAACATAATCAATACACCTAAGTATCAAGAGTTCTACCATCCAGTTAAGGGTAGGAGAGAGCTTAGGGTATTTGATCTTGAAGGCTACAATAAGAAGGAGGATTTAAGATTTGAGTTCATAGAGAAAACTAAGCTGTTCATAGAATGGCTAATTCATGAGAAAGGCATACTTCCCACTCACATAGCTAAGAGGAGTAGGGTATCTAAGCCACAGGTATATGAGCATTCATTATCGGTAGTGTCTGCTTATAAGATAGTTAAAACATATAGATACTACCTAAATGAATTTGATAGATTCTATGGGTGGCCAACTAAAAGAAAGGAAACAAAATGAAAACAGTTAAAGATTTAATGGAAGAGTTCGATTCAGATGCACTCAAAGGGCATATTAGTTTTATCTTCACACAGACTGAGGAAGGTCTTAAAGTAGAAGCAAATGTAAGCGCTACAGAAATTATGGTGAAGGCAGCAATCATAAATCTATTTGAAACCATTGAAAGTGAACATGATAATGCTGTTGTATTGAGGCTATTGGCTGAGATTACAGCGTTATACTTGCAAGGCCAAGAAAACCGCAACAAAGGAGAAGCTAATGAAGAGTAAGCATGCTCTAAGACACCACACACCAATAGAAGTAGCGGAACTAACTCCATTGGAAACTGAGTTCATAGTAGCTACAGGTTTCCTGTTCGACTGGGATGAGTGTGAGGGTCTATTAGGCCCTACTGAGCCGAATGGGAAATCTACATGGTTTAGTAAAGAAGAGCTGATCAAAGCTTATGGAGAGGATGCCTTGTCAAAAGCTGTTGATCTAATCAATAATGATGGCTTTACTGCCTTACCATTTTAGGAGCAAGATATGATAATGGTGATATACACATTAATTAGTTTGATATTAGTAGTGGCACTGTTTAAAATGGCACCTAAATTTTCAATGACTTTGGTGATAGGAACGATAGTGGTATCATTGGGTTTATTTTTCAGTACGTTAGAAAGAAAAGCCCACTCATCTGTAGATTGGTCGATAGTGAAGACTAGGAAGCCCGTAGTCGATATAAACATAACTGAAAAAGAGCTCCAAGAGATTATAAAGAAAAAAGGTAAAATACCTTTTGACACAACAATATAGGAGTAATTATGATCAAATTAACCGATGACCAAAAGAGGGCCATCAAGGTAGTAGACTCTTTCCTGAAAGACCCAAATGCCTTTGACTGCTTCATAAGTGGACAGGCAGGAGTAGGCAAGACCACTCTACTAAACTATCTGGTTCAGAAGCTTATGGAGAAAGAAATACCATATGTAGTATGTGCCTACACTCACAAGGCTAAGAAGGTCCTTGAGAGCAAGTTGCCTAAGGGTGCCGATGTACGAACACTTCATTCATTCCTTAGGAAGCGGCCAGGTATCAACGAGAACGCCAAGACCATCCATAAGCTCCAAACTACTACTCAGTTCGGACATCCTCAGCAGGTCAAACTTCTTATAGTAGATGAGTACTCGATGGTAGGTGAGAGTGACGTTATGAGCATAGGAGAGCTCCAGGACCCAGACTATCAAGGTGTGCCAGAGATGAAGGTGCTATATGTAGGAGATTACAGACAGTTGGCTCCAGTAGGACAAACGTTCACCCTTGATCCACACAGAGCAGAGTATTCATATACACTAACAGAGGTTCAGAGGCAATCGGCAGGACCTCTTCTCTCCACCATATGTGAAGTAGTGGACATGATTGATGGCAAGAAACCTATCGGTTATCTCGAGCCTAATGCAGAGTTTCATAGAGATATCGATATACCAACACATATAGCTGACAACAAGCCCAAAGACTTCGCTGTACTTGCCTATACAAATAAGCGAGTTCAAGAGCTTAATAGCGCAATACATGATGTAGTGGGGTCTACTGACCTTAGATGGTCACCCACACTTAGAGCTGAGTTACAGGTAGGTCTACAATATGAGCCATATGAGGTAGCCGCTATTTGGATACATTCAGGTATTCTTGAGCTTGAGTCTAAGTATAGGACGCTTGAGCATATTCAGAAGATATCTAAAGACTATAGCATACAATTTGGAGAGTTCGTAAATCTGACTGAAGATACTACTCAAACAATAGCCTATATATTTGGGCATTACGAATACAAGCTCGCATTGGAGAAGCTAGCACAAGAAGCCACCAGAGCCAATGAGGCTATCAACCATCGTAGTCCCAAGAAGTACTGCTTAGAGAATCCTCATTGTAAAGAATGCAGGAGGAGAGCCAAGGCATGGAGGGATTATCTGACGGTTAAAGAGTGCGTGATGTGCGTTGATTATCCTTATGCTCAGACTATTCACAAGAGTCAAGGCAGTACCTTTAAGAATGTCTATATTGACAATGAAGACTTGAAACTACTGCTCAAGACTGGCAGGACTGAAACATATTTGAAGCTTTTGTATGTAGGAATCAGTAGAGCTTCAAATCAGGTATTTATGAATTCATAATCATATAGAATCGTCTATGATCGTCCAAAAATCATTATAGATATATAGAGATAGGGATAGGATAAATCATCTCAAAATTGATATATAGAAATCGATATAGAGATAGAAATAGAGATAGAAATAGAGATAGAAATAGAGATAGAAATAGAGATAGAAATTTAATCGATTAATCTAATTTTAAGATTAATTTGATATAATATCAATATCTCAAAGAGATAAAAATTTAATCAGGAGTAACATATGACTAAAAAAGAACTTTATGCAGAAGTATCTGCGATTTTGGAGAAACACGGCGTAGAAGGTGAAGCTAAGGAGCAACTGCTCGCATTGGTAGAGCCAAAAAGAGGCGGACAGAGATTCGATATCGATGAGGTAGCTTGCCTTGATGAGAATGGCACTGTAACTCATATCCTTGACAGCGTACTGCATATTTGGGTACCAGTATACGATGAAGATGGTGAGCCTAACTTCTATGAGAAGCCAGACACTGAGCTCGGATGGAGCAGATTCTCTCGTACTGCTGAGAAGCTGAGAAAAGAAGCTGAAAAGACATTCAAGGCTACTAAAGAGGGTGTTCTTCAAGACCTCCTTGCTGGTGAGATTGACAATGCTCAAGCGGCTGCGATTCTCGAAGAGGCGGAAGCTGCAAGAAAGTCACTCGAAGCACCAGAAGGTTTCGGTACCACTGAAAAGCCTTGTGCTTAATCAGTGCCCCTTCGGGGGTTTCTGTGGGAGCCGATTCTTCCCATCCTCCCCATCTTCCTTGATAGATAGATTAGGTCTCGGCTCCCTCAGAAGTCCCTGCTTACATACTTCACGACTTTAAACCGCGGTGTAATTGAAATAGATTACGGTAGACAACTAATAGACAAAGGATAGACAATGGCAAAACTTCCAGCAAAACCATTCAAGGTTGGACCAGGTGAATTAAGATGGCTTTTCATTAACGGACAAGGTGCACTCAATGATATGGGTGATACACCACGTTATGAGTATAAGGCGACAGTAGTACTTCCCAAAGATAAGGCGCAGCCTTTCATCGACCAGCTCAAAGAGTTCTGGAGAGAATACAACAACGGCAAAGATGCTAAGGCTAAATCACTAGGGTACAAAGAAGAGGAAGATGGCACAGTCACTTTCACTTTCAAAACCAACACCGCTTTCATGCAGAAAGATGGTAGTGAGAAGCCTACGGTAGTTAGAGTATTTAGAGGCAATGGACAAGAGATTACAGACGCCTTCCATTCAGCAGAGAAGAAGGCAGCTAATGGATCTGAAGGTATCGTGCACGGTACTATGGCTATCTATGATAGGAATGCTGCTGCTAGAGGTATCACACTCTACCTATCAGCAGTACAGTTCACAAAGTTCCAAGAATATCAAGGCTCAGTACAGGTAGAAGCTGTAACTGATGCTGATGATGGCCTTGATGGTGATGATGGTTTGGATGTGGCTCCAGTCACTGAGATGCCAAATATATAGCAGACGATCCAGTCTGTTATAGTCCTGCCCTCGTGGCAGGCTTTTTATTTGGTTAATTAAATAAGATAAGATAATTTAATAAGGATTACTATGCTCAAAACTATTTCAGTTGAAACATTCCTAAATGAAAACAAGCTGAATGCGGATCAGCCCATATTTTGGGATATAGAAACAGAAGAGCTCTATTATCACTCTTCATTGATGCAATTGGGAAATCTTGAAGGTGAAATCTATCTGGTTAGTATAGAGAATGATTCTGATGAAGAGAGAATGAAAGACTACCTAAGAGATAAGCATTTGGTAGGCTATAACCTCTCATATGATTTTGGTACGCTCAATTTCGGGCCTTCTAAAACTGACGACCTCTTTCATGCTAGTAAGATAGCTTTCCCACAATTACAAGAATTCACTCTCGACAAGGTGGTATCTGCACTTCGCCTCACCATCTACGATGGACTTGATAAGAAACTTCTGCAAAAGAAGGGATTTATGCGGAAATCCTACCTCTCGCAAGACCAATTAAGATATGCCAAGGCAGATATAGAAGCACTCAGACACATTTGGTGTAGGCCACAGATACAAGAGGTTATTAAGAATAACTTGGCATATAGACTCTCAATCTATGCGCTTAAAGAGGCTATGGTATGGCAGAATAACGGATTGCCGCTATTACAGGATAAAGTGCAAGAATACTTGGCCAAAGCCAAGCAACAAGAAGCTGAGGCTATGTCTGAGCTCGAGAGATTGGTAGGACGTCCTATCAACCCAAGAAGCTCAAAGCAAGTGAAAGAGTATTTCGGCACTCCTAGTAGTGATAAGGCCACCTTGACCCGAATCGCTATTGAGGGACACCTAGACAAGAATAAGAAATCCGCAGGGACTGGTAGGGGTATTGATAGTGATGAAAAAGATTTCACCGATACCGAGCAGAAAGTGGCAGAGCTCATTCTAAAGGCTAGAAAGGCCAGGAATGACGTATCTAAGTTATCTAACTATGTAGGACACGAGAAAATGTACGGGAGATTCTCTCCGATAGGAGCTTCCACGAGCCGATGGACCTGCAAAGGCACGCCAAAAGGTTCCACTAGAAGTAACTTATTTAATGCACAGAACTACTCTCGTGACTTCAAATCGGTGTTTGGAGTTAAGCCTGATAGTGGGAAAATCATAGTTGCGGCAGATTATGCCACACTTGAGATTAGGATTGCTGCGGCTCTTATGGGTGAGGCTAATATGTACAAGGCTCTTATGAGAGGCGAGGATATCCACAAGTCTACTGCGGCTTTAATCTATAACAAGCCAATAGAGGAAGTGCATGGAAGGGAGCGTTCTAATGCGAAGGTTGCGAACTTTGGTCTCACCTATGGAATGAGCTATAACACCTTTATTCAATATGCATATGACCTATACGGTATCAAATTCTCTGATGTAGAAGCTAAAGAGCTAGTAGGTAAATTCTTCAAGGCCTATCCAGGTATCAAACAGTACCACAATATGGTAGGGTCTAATATGAGGAAAGGTAATTACATCTGCTATACTTCCCTTGACTATCCTATGAAACCTAAGAGTTATACAGAAGCCATCAATGGCCCTACACAGGGAACTGGTGGAGAATGTATGCGATTAGCCATCCATAGAATAGTGGAGAAAGATGAGCGTAGTCTTGAGGTGATTGTGAATAGTATCCATGACGCACTATACCTTATAGTACCTGAGGTAGAGAAAGAATATTGGGCGGAATTGCTCAAAACTTCTATGCAAGAAGCGTGGTACGAAATTAGGAAATCAAGACATTTCAAGTGGCACGATATACCTATGCCCATCGATGTTATGTTTGGATACACTATGGGTGACCTAGAAGAAGATTTTGCAGGTGGTGGGCAATCTCTATCGATTGAAGAAATGCGAGAAACACAAAAAAGGAATAGAAATGCACTTTGAGGAACAGTATAGACAATTAATATATAAGATTATTAATGATGGATATAGAAGTTTTCCAAGTAAGGGAGATTGTAGAGAGGTACCAACGGCTAATATCATTTTATCACCAGATACTCTTCCATTAATCACAGGTCGTCGTATGTATCCTAGGGGAATTATAGGAGAGCTAAAAGCCTTTCTCAATAATGCAACAGGCAAAGACTTCTCAAAATATGGGTGCAATTTTTGGGGCGCCTGGGCAGATGCCCCAATAGACTATGCCAGATTATTGCATGATTTCAACGGTGTGAATCAATTAGAAAAAGTGCTAACGTCACTAGTCAATAAGCCATCGAGTAGAAAGCATATTATCTCTCTATGGGATCCCTCTTCTACTACTCTTCAGCCACCTTGCGTAATGCACTATCAATGGCTAGTCGATGAGCAGGGCAAGTTGAATATGATTTGGTCACAGCGGAGCGTAGATGTTATGGTAGGCTTAGCGAGTGATATGTTTAGCGCTTGGTTATTCAACCTCTTAATGAGCGAAGCCACAGGATATGAGCAGGGCACTGTGTACATGCAATTAGGCGCTTGTCATATCTACTCAATACATAATCCGCAAGATTATTTAAAGAATGAATATAGCTTAAAACCACTTGACTATAAACTAGACTTTAGGTCTATCAAAGACTGGGAGTTTGAAATCTTAGATTATCCTGATACACCTAAAGTAAGGTACGAATTATGCGTGTAGGTACTCTATTATTAGACCAAAATGATAATTATCTTGTGTTAGGGAAGTTGCCCACTAGACCCAACTGGGACAAGGACTGGTTGAAGTATCTCTGTGAGTGCGCGAATGGTATAATTTATAGCCCCAGCACTGCCAAAGACTTGCCAGCTTGGGCCAAGAAACCAAATGGTGACTGGGACTTGAACTTAGGCATAGCGACTCTTGCGAATCAGCCAGACCTATTATTAGTTACTAGGTCAGAATCTAGTGGCGCAGGCAAGAGATTCAGGCTTGATGAATGGGAGAGAGTAGAAGTAGAAGTATATAGGAGGAAAAAATGGAAATAGAAAGCTTAGATATAGATGATGGATTAGATATAGTAGATGATTCAAATGGCACTGCTCTTATAGACGCTGATACCCTGGCCTACACCACCTGTTTATACCTGGAAGTGAAGGAAGAATTACTACCAAAAGAGTTTTACACAGAAGAAGAATGGGCTTCAATTATAGATGACCCTGATTATGACGAGGAATCACACGCTATTTACAGGATAGACCTGGATGAACTCCTAAAAGAAGCTAAAAGTAAAGTAGAGGAATTGAGGTATAAAACTCGCTCTAAGAATGTAGAATTATACTTCAGTAGTGGAAAGACATTTAGGAATAAACTTTGTGATACCTACAAAGGGCAAAGAGTTAGAATGAGGTATCCTGAAGGACTTGAATGGCTAAAGCGAGAGCTCGTTAAGAACTATGATGGAATGGTCTGTGAAGGATTTGAGGCAGACGATATAGTGGTATATAAGAAACGTAGAGAACCTAAAAAATATAAACTGGTAGCAGTAGATAAAGATGTGCTGAAGTCTGTTCCGGGCAAGCATTTTGATTACTACCATAAAAGAATGCACTGGGTAGAAACTCGCATACAAGAGGCCACTAAATGGCCTTATATACAAGCTCTGGTAGGTGACACAGCCGATAATATCGCGGGAGTTAAAGGGATAGGGCCTAAGAAAGCTGAGAAACTACTCGCTGAGGCTGTGTTACCATGTGATTGTTGGAAAGTGGTAGTACAGGCGTATGAAGATAACGGTCTAACTATAAAACATGCCATAGAAACTATGAGGTTAGTGTATATGCACTCTCTTTATGAAGAGAATGGTCAATACAAAATAAAACTTTGGGAGCCACCTTGTGAAATTTAAAAAATTATTTAATCTTATTTTAAGATTAAATATGATATAATAAATAAAAAGGAATTGATATGAAAACAGAAGAATTGTTAGAAGAAAGAGGTAGTAGGTACGGCAGTTTTGATTCACAAGCGAGGATTGTGCAAGCATTGAAAACTACTATGATGGAAGGTAAGAATTGGGACAAACTTAGACCTTACCAGAAAGAAGCTCTGGAGATGATTCAGCACAAGATTGGCCGTATGTTGAACGGGGATCCTATGTATGAGGATAATGTAGAGGACATCTTAGGATATGCCAAGCTAATGCTTGACCAGATGAAGATTGACAATGAATTGGTAAAACAACCAAAACTACCAGGTATGGAGGTGTGATATGTTAATAAGTGAAGCAATAGCGAAAATCAAAGAACAACTTAAGCTGAAGGACCAATATGAAGTGGCTAGAACTTTAGGCATTTCACAAGCGACTGTGTCTAACTATATGAAAGGTAAATCATATCCTACCCTTTCAGTAGCCACCAAAATCTATGGAGAGTATGGGTATAGGGTAGAGCCATTTACAGAGAGCGCACTCAAAAAAGAGTGGGAGTTTTACACTAAGCATGGATTGAATAAGTAGGTAACTATGAAACCGTATGAACATCAAATAGAAATAGCAAATGAAGCCTATGACATATTGCAACAGCATGGATTAGTGTATCTATCTATGCTAGAGCGTACAGGAAAGACTTTGACTTCTATTTTAGTAGCGGAAATGAGTAAGGCTGAGCGAGTATTAGTGCTCACTAAGAAGAAAGCCTTAGGAGGATGGAATGACACTATTGAAGCCTATCGACCACAGAAAGAGTATGTGGTCACGAACTATCACTCAGCTCACAAGGTTAAGGGTAGCTTCGACCTCGTCATCTTAGATGAAGCACACACAATGGCAGCCTACCCAAAACCAGGCAAGATATGGAAGGAAGTCTATAAGCTAACTCATAATAAGAAACCTATCATTTATCTATCAGCTACCCCATTCGCAGAGACTGTAGGTCAGCTATACAACCAGTTCAGACTTAGCGCATGGTCGCCATTCTCTAAGTATAAGAACTACTATGAGTTCCACAGAGTGTATGGTAGGCCAGAAAAGGTTAGGACTCCTTATGGTTTGGTAGATACCTACAAGAAGTTCAATGATGATTTAGTCTTGAAGCTGGTAGACCATCTATTCATCAAGAAAACTCGCGAGGAGCTAGGATTCGAACACGAACCTGAAGATGTTATTCATTACTACCCTATGAGTGAAGAAGTTAAAGAGCTTGTAGATAAGGTAACTAAGACTGAGATGCTAGATGAAGAAACTCCACTTGATACACCTATGAAGCTGAGAGTGACAGTCTATCAGATAGAGGGCGGGTTTGTTAAAACTGAGAATGGCTGTAGAGGTATTCAAGGTATTCCTGACAGAGTAGGAGCTATCAGTTCAGAGTTTGGTGACGGCGAAGATTGCGCTATTATGGCACATTTCAAATGTGAGCAAGAGCATCTAGCCAATTTCTTCCCTAAGGCTATTATCCTTAGTTCTAATGCACACGCTGAAGGAGTAGACCTCTCACATATAGAGAATCTAATCATTTACTCTATGGACTTCTCTACTGCAAGAGCATTTCAGAGAAGAGCCAGACAAGCTAATAAGGAGAGAAAGACTCCTATTAAAGTTAACTTCTTCTTCGCCAAGGGTAGTATGAGCGAAGAGGTCTATGTCACCGTCTTTAAGAAGAGAGAAAATTTTACTAAAAATTCATATGAAAGGTGGAAAAATGAACGATGATCTATTAATTGATTATGCTATGGCTATTATGGTAGCTACAATAGTAGGTATAAGCTGGGATATGTATAGACTATACAAAGAGCGTAAGAAGGAAGATGAGAATGAGCCTCACGATCCTTACAATGATATAAAGGAGTTATGAATGGAAAGAATAGAAACTATAAATATGATAACGGCTGAGTGCTATAGGCAAGGTGTTATAAAGCCTGAAGCTATACAATATGTATTAGCTACTGTTCAGCACGAAACAAACGACACATTTAATCCTGTTAGGGAGGCTTACTGGCGTAGTGAAGTGTGGAGAAAGAGAAATCTAAAGTACTACCCTTATTATGGTAGAGGCTACGTACAACTAACTCATAAGAGTAACTATGATAAATTCTCTAAGATATTAGGGATTGATTTAGTGAAGAATCCTAACCTAGCATTAGAGCCAGACATAGCCACATTCATACTATTATATGGTATGAAGAAAGGCACTTTTACTGGTCTAAGACTAAAAGACTTCTTTAATGCTTCAGGGTCAAACTTCATAGAAGCAAGAAGAATAGTGAACGGTAAAGATAAGGCAGAGCATATAGCTGAGTTGGCTCAGAAGATAGAAATTAGTGTAGTATAGGAGCTCTAAATGATTAAGCAATGTAAAGGTAAGGACATTCACAAGATACCTAAATCTAAGCTTAGTGATGGGCCATATTACTATTCAACTAAGTTTGATGGCCACTACACACAAATTAGATATGACGGTGAGAACCAAGTAGATTTTTGGACGAGTGGTGGTAAGAGATTTCATTTAAAGAATGTAGCCGATGAGATAGTTGATAAACTAAAAGGTATTTCATTTCATATAGAGTGCGAATACCTTTATGACTGTGTGGGTAAGTTAGGGGATAGAGGTAAGAGTGCAAAACTAACTACCTATAGGACAGAATTCACTAAAGGTAATCTAACTACGGGCACTGTAGGAAAAGATAGGTTCATGGTATTAGACTTTGTTAATATGACTGAAACTCCTTTTAAGGATAGACTCAAGGTATTAGAGAGTCTATTTGATGATTTAGATTTCTTTACAGTTCCTAAGCAAACTTATGTACCTACATTGAAGGTAGGTGAAGACATGGCTCACCAAGACTATCTTGAAGGGTTTGAAGGTGGCATGCTTAAGCATGTAGACCATATCTATCAGCCAGGTAAGAGAGTCAATGATATAGTCAAACTTAAGCCTCGTCTCACTGCCGACTTATTCTGTGTAGATGTTATAGAAGGTGAAGGGAAGTATGAATCAATGATAGGAGCATTAGTACTACATGATAGACAAGGTAGAATAGTTCAGGTCGGTAGTGGACTGAATGACTCGCAAAGAGATTGGAATAATCGCTACTCATTTATGGGTAAGGTGATTGAGATTGAATATGAGCGTATTCAAGATACCTATATTCAACCTATATTCAAAAGGATTAGACATGACAAAAGCACAGACGAAATCGATTAGTACTAAAGAAGTGGACTTAGGGTGCTACGCTACTCATAAGAAAATTAAGCCTGAAGAGTGGCTGAAGAGTAGAGAGGTAGCACATGAGGTGTATGAGGCGAATAAGAAGCTGATTCAATCTGAAATATCATATATGAAGAAGGATTAATCTCTTCAGAATCGAACAGAATCATATCAAATTTCGATCGAAAATCTATCTTTGATATATGATATAGGTTGGATATAAAGTCTCTCAGAATCTCTCTGGGAGATTAATCTAATCTTAAATAAATCTTAAAGGAATCTTAAATGAGTGAATTAGAGTCAAAAGTCCAAGCTAAGATATTGAAAGAACTTAAAAAGATAGAGGGTCTATACGTCTATAAGAATATCGTCACTAATAGAAAAGGAGTCCCTGATATATGTGTTATCTATTTAGGCAAAGCTATATTTCTTGAAGTAAAACGACCAGGAGGTAAACCGACAGAACTACAGAAGTACAATATTGAGAAGATAAGAGAAGCAGGTGGGATGGCTGAAGTAGTCTATTCCTTTGAAGATGTAGCAAAAATACTAAGGAGTATTGAAAATGAGTAAAAGAGAAAACGAGATTATATTCTCACAGCCACTGCTAGAAATGAGAGTTGTACACACGGAAAATAACGACTATGATATTGAGGTAGCTATGCTTGATGGGCCGTCAATAGGCACAACAGAGCCTAATGAGTTCATAGCACAGACTATCACTCAAGGACTGCTGAAGGCCTATACGGAAAAGCTCAAAGAAGTGCAGGAAGAGATGCTTCAAGCACTCTCTAATCTTTCCGATTCGAATCAGGAGGGTGAACCAAAAGTGCTTGACACTTAGGACAATACTTGTGGAGTACCTTCACTCCACAATTAGGGCATGTTTTAAACTTATTACATAACAATTCTTTTCTCATTTTCTTATTCATACTAACTCCTATCTAAATGGCGAATATGTAATGCCTAAATTAGCAAGAGCATCTTGATTATCTATACCAGCACTAATCTTGTCTAATCCTCCATAAGATGTTTGAGGCGTAGAAGGCTTAGGTAGCTCTCCTAATTGTTCCATAGGTGCTCCTATATTAGGAGTAGGCTCTTGAGGAGTCCATCCATTACCCATTAGTTGCTGAAATAGCTCCATGAATTCTTGATACTTATTTTGTGTAGGTGAAGTATGAATACCTCCACCCCCATAAATATTAGATGAGTACGCCATCTTTTTTCCTCCTCTCATAATCTTCTTTTACATATTTATCGATGTTCTCATTAATAGGTACCATTACAGTATACTGTTTATCTCCTACAGAATAAGTGACTAATTGAACAAAGTCACTTATAGGATTAATACCTCCTAATCTAATGTCATACATCATAGCTCTCCATCAAGTCTGAAGTGAGTTCTAACTATATCAAGGTCAACTGTGCCGCCTGTAGCGTTTCTACCTCTAACATCAAGCATGTCACCCTCAGCTAATGATAGCTCCGATTGCCAAAAGAACGCTACAGGTATATTGTCACCTATACCTCTTATATAGAAGTTCTCATCACTATAAGGCTGATCATTTATGAATAGCTGCAATTCAAGTGTTTCATTAGATGGGAAGTTTATATTTAGCCCTATACTAACTACTACTGATGACTGATTAGGAGCTGAAGCATTCCCTATAGAATACCCATTTAGATTAGCTTCAAATCCTCCACGTTCTGTAACTACACTATCAAACATAGGAATGATTGAGAATGATACATCATCTAATGTTATTGTAGTGTTGTTGACGGTCCTACATGACACTCTAGGTACTGACATAGTAGCATCGTTCTGCCCAGGGTTAGTACCTGTATTAGTTCCTTCTAAAGCAGTGACTCTAACATCAAGTGCCGCTATATCGGATGTATTGGTGTTTATCTGAGTGATGATCTCCTGCCCAGTTGATCCACCACTACCACAAGTTAAATCTGCCATTTTATTTACCTCCAAATACTTTTTTATTAATTTTAGCTCCATTAAGAGCACTATCTACCTGACCCGACGCTGATTTTTCTGTAGGCATCATTTTTGGTGGACCGAACCTACTATCAAGATAAGAATCATTGAGCTTACTGCCAGCTCCTTTCATTATATTACTAAGAGAATCAGAAGCGTCCTGTAAGTATTGCTCCTCCTGTAAAGTAAGCAGCCTACCAATCTCTTCTGGAGGTAATTTAAGTTTTCTACCTTCCTTCAAAACTCTATCAGCTATCCTCCTAACTTTATCAATTTTATCTGAAGTTACCTTAACTCTTGATGACATACCTTCAAGAACAGGAATTCCTTCAACTAACTGATTTTTAAGGTACCCAGCTGTATCGTATGTAGCTTTGATAGCTCTACCTAATACCCCCGATACTCCGTCACCTTTCAGAATATACTCTTTTAAAGTAGGCACTTCTTCAAGTGATTTTTCCAGTGGGGCTATTTGGTTTGCAACAGTTTGATATGCTTTTAAAGCTTCTACTTTCTCTATAGGTAAATTCTTTTGAATAAGACTCCTACTATTAGTATTATCTAATAGGTTATTTAATCTATCAGCCACTTTACTATAATTTAACTTCTCAAGAGAGCCTGCCATTCTTTCCGTAGGGTCACCCAATGCTTTCTTTACATAAGCCTCAGCTACTTGTTTCCCATACTCTTTATCACCTACCTTATTTATAATGTCTTGTAGTGCCCCAGGTCTTTGCAACAACCCGCCTATATTCTCCGTATTAAGGCCTTCTTTACTAGATAATAATTTATCTATTTCAGGTACTTCTTGTCTAAAATTGTAGTATTGAGCAGCCTTCTTATTGGCCTCTTGGAATTTATCAAGAATAGGTGATTGATTTAGTTTAAGTAAGTTACCTATTTCTTTCTCAAACACACCCTTAGATTTACGTATAAGCCTTTCAGCATTAGCTGTATTAGCGAACGATGTGGAAGAAGGAGAGGTAGCCATCCTATTAAAGCCTTTTATTATGTTAACTATATCTCTTTCAGAGATATAAGGGCTTGGCTTATCCACTTCCTGTTCCAACTTAGTGATCTTATTTTTTAAGGCTCTTAATTGTCTGGATTTCGTTCCAGCTTTCTGGCCAGCTCCTCCGGCTAATTCAGACTCAAGCTTTAATGCTCTACCTTTCAGACGATTTAATAATCTTTGTTGCTCTCTCATTTCTGTAGTCAACCTACGAACTGAAGGTTCCATAGTTTGAATAATGTTGCTAACTTCAGAAGGTTGGGCACCTTCTTTAATTAGCATGTCTCTAATCTCTCTTTTTAGATTATCTACATTATAAAGCCTTTCATCAGATAGGCCTTCCTCCATTCCTTTATAAGCTACTGACATTTCCTTCTTTAGTGCATCAGCTTTCTCTTTAAGAGGTTTTACTATAGTGCCACCTAGTTCAGATACATCACTCCCAGTGCCTATATCTTTCTTGTATGTATCAAGAGATTTAACACCTATATTATCCATAGCAGAGTTAAATTTTCTCTGCTCTATGAGGTTAGAAGTTAAACTTGAGGCATCAGGTCGTTTCCCTGTGTATAGTAGGTCTCCAATACCAAGTTTTTCAGCTAAATTACCTTCATTTAAGAGTCTGTTTAGTGTAGCTTCATCTCCTGTTTTTAAAGCAGTCACTACATTATCAGGTAGACCTTTATACTGATAAGCATCCCATAGTTTTGAACCTAGTTTACCTAGGCCTTTAAATGCAGCTTCGCCTAAAGCGCCACCCAGGAACCAATCTTCAATCTGTCCTCCTTCTAATGCCTGTGATTCACCCATAGCATCTATTCTCTGAACAATCTTGTATCTTTTCTCTTCTTCAGGCGACATAAATGATGTAGGGTTAGGAACTGCTTCTGATGTAATAGCAGTTGATGCATTGTCAGCTGAGCCTATAGCTATTGGAGCTATAGGCTCAATGGGTTGTTTATTGGTATCATAATCAGTAGGCTCTGCATCATCAAATCCAAACTTCTTTGATATAGGCATTTCTTTGTACTCATTCAATAGCTCCTCATCACCCACAACTTTAAATGTATTAGGACTAATCATATCAGTAGGAGCTACCCTACTAACATCTTCTGTTGTCTCTACTACATCACCTCTTGATAGAGGCTCTGCTGTGGAAACTTCATCAAAACTAAACGCCATTACTTACCTCCTCTCTGAGCCCATTCCTCAGGTGTATAGTAAGCATCAGGGCCTACTATAACATCATACTCTTTGCCATCTTTAGTTCTTATCCTCAAGGGTTGGCCTATTTTATAGGTTTTACCTTTTATAACTACTGTTTTTTCGTCTGGCTGTGTGCCATCAGGTAGCTGAGAAGAAATATTAGACTGCTCAGGCTCTTTCTTTACTTTAGGACTTGAAGCTGCTAAAGTATGCATCTTAGCACTATCAGGCATATTATAGCCATATTTTGAGTAAGCCGTCCCAAGTCCTTTAAGCGCTGTTGCAGCGGTATAGGCGTATCCCTCGTCTCCAAATTGTGAAGCTTTTTGTCTGGCGCTCATAGCATTGACATCAGCAAAAGTTCTTAGTGCTTTCTTAGTTATTTCAGGGTTTTGACTCTGTAGCCCTGCCAATACGCCACCTATCAACCTAACAAATTCAGGCTCGGCTACTGCTGTACCAGACTGAGCTCTAAGATAATCAGATACAAGCATACCGAGTTCTGACTCTAACCCTACTGTGTTATTAACTATTTCCTCTATTTTCTCTTTAGGAACAGCCTTACCAGCACCTACAGTTTCCTTAACCTTATTCCAAGCACTTGATAGAGCATTGATGGCTTCAGGGTCTCTTGTAGCTGCCCACTGAATAGCTCCCTGAATATCCCCTCTAAAGAAATTATCAGGCCCAACTTCATCAATTTTCTTGGCTATCTTATTAGCTCTTTCAGTCAAATCAACATAAGCACTAAGCTGATCTTTACGTTTAGTTTCAAGTGGTTTACTTGCCATAAGCTCAGCTGTCTGTAATCTATTAAGTACAGGTTGAGAAATTTCATTCGGGTTAGTTTTAACCTTATCCCATATCTGCCTTGCCCCTACTAATGAATTAGCTTTAGCCATATCTGCATTGTACCCAGTGCCTCTAGCCTTAGCCATTAAGATTTCTTTCTTATTATTATCTTTCATAATCTTAGCCATATCAGGGCTCAATTGCCCTTGAGCAACTTTCTCGTCTATCATCTGATTGTACTCAGATATTTGAGCCTCCCAATCAAATTGTTTATCAGATGATTTTGACTGCTGCATTTGCTGGTAAGCCTGGAATACATCTTTAGTAGTAGCCCCCGGCCCCATTCTATCTGCTATGTAATCCATAGTTCTAACATCTGCCGGCCTATTATCTCTAAAACCTAACAGTTGACTATACAAATCCCACTTGTCTCTAACTGCCCCTGTATTTCCATAAGGTGCATTCATCCAGTCCTCTGAACCAGTTTGTGGCTGTCCTGGTTGAGATGAGGCATACTGGGAATTAAGTCCTTCAGCAGCCTGCGGGTTACGGGTAAACCCTTCCCATGGCTTAGTGCCTTGCTCCTTATATAGTGCCATCGCCAGAGCATCTTGAACTTCAGGAGTAAATTTTGTATTCTCATCTAATCCAAGCTTTCCAGCCAAATCTTTTAGTGTACCTTCTACAAACTGATATCTACCTACTGCTGATGAAGGCAAGTTACCAGCTCTTGGGTTCTTATTCTCAGGGTGTTGCTTGAGCTGCTTCTGATACTGATACACCTCACCTAAAGTCATATCTGTGAGTGGCTTAGGTGGCTTACCATATTTCCCATAACCAATAGGAACATCATACCCAGACTTGAAACCATGCGCTTGAGCCTGCTCATCTGTAGTACCTTCTACCTTGGCTATTGAGTCAAGAACAGTATTTCCTACCTTAGGTTCTTCAGGCTGAGAGGTTGCATTTTCAGGCTCTATAGGTGCCACTTCACTTGTAGCGGGCGCAACACCTTTACTAGACTTTCCCTGCTCAATCTTAGCTTCTGTCTGCTTCACTTCCTGCTCACTACCAGTAGGATTAGCACGCCTTGCTACAGCCTCTCTATTGTCCTCAGGAGTCGAGGCTACATGCACTCCTACACCTTTAGCTAAGTCATTAACATTAACTACATGCCCATCACCACTAACATAGTACCCAGCCTTAGCTTGGCGCTCCATCCATTTCTCTGCTGTAGTCGGATCCATTTGTGCCAATGGGCCTCCTCCTACTCTTGCATAGTAAGCTTGAATATCTCTTCTATCCGTAGGATTGTCCCAGCTCATCACTCTAAGTGTCTTAGGATTTTTCACTTTAAATCCATCTGTAACAGTAGGATCAGATTGTGCCTGACCTATCAGTTGCGCTCTATCTTCAGGGGATGCTTTGAGATACTCTTGAATGAAGTTCTTATTAGCTTTACCAGTAAGCTGTGCTAATTTCTTTTTATTCTCATTGTTAGCTTGCTGAAGAGCTTGCACAGTAGGGTCTTGATATAGACCCGCTCCAGTCTTCTGACTATACTGTTGCATAGCATAGTTCTTCATAGCTTCCTGTTGCATCTGTTGCATAAGGTCATTAGACCTCTTAGCATACTCAAGCTCTCTAAGCTTCCTATTTTGCATCTCTCCGGCAGCTTTATCCACAAAGCCCCATCCTTGCATAGTACCTTGTGTGAAGCCTGCTGCTGCTCCACCACCTAATCCACCAAAATTCATTGCATACCTCCTGTCATATTACCTGGGCTCCCACCCTCTCTACCAGCTTGAGGTATTCCCATAGGGTTACCTCCCATTTGTTGTGCCGCTCCTGGAGCTCCCATACCACCTGGTGTATTCTGAGGATCACCAGTTGAGCCTCCCATCTGTTGTCCCATCATCTTCTGAATGTCCCCGCCATACATAGCTAATGAGGGGTCTATCTGCCCTTGCTCAATACCCATTGCTGTTTGGATGAGCATTCTAGCCAACTCTACTGAGTGCTTAGTACCCATCTCACTAATCATCATAGCTGCTGATTTGAAGTAAGCCGCCGGATTAACCTGCAATAGTGACTGACCTATAGGGCCTCCTACAAATTGTTGGAATAGAACCTGATTAGCTTCTTCACTATTATCAGCTCGTACAGCTACAATCTTGATGTCAACATCAGCATATTCCATCTTAGTATCAGGATCACTAAGAGGTACCATGATGATATTACCTTCATCGTCACGCATAGGCTCTCTTGTCTCAGGGTCTATTTCAGGCTCCATAACAGGTTGCATTTCAGGCAAACCAGTTTGAGGGTCTATAGCTCCTGTAGGCATTTGAATAGGTGCGTTCATCTCTACAAAGTGATACTCATTAAGTGGGTCACTAACTCTAAGAATTTGATGGGAGTTATAATACTGCCTCATCAGCTTAAATATGTCTTGCCCTACAAATTTGAACATGCCGGCTACTCTATCAACTATGTTAGTTAGTTGAGATGCTGATGCCATCTTCTGAAGTTGAACTTTACGCCCACTATCACTTGCATATGCCTGGCCTAAGAATGAGTCGTTAATACCTAGTACCATCTTGATACGCTGAAGAGCAGCATCAATGATTTGATACTGGTTAATAATGTCTGCTGACATATTCTCTACCTTGATACCTTGTAATGATACAATAGGGATGATAGAATTCACTCTACTATACAGTTGTCTAAACTCTTCAATATTATCTACTGCACCCTCTTCAACGAAGACCTTACTGGTATTGACCAATAACTGAATTTGTAGTAGTGCTTGGTTTATAGCTTTCTGTGTTTCAACTATATCTCTAAAAGGCCCATAGTATTCAGTTCTATCACTCTTAGATAGTTTCATAGTCCTATACGGGAATCTAACCTCTTTGAAGGTTATCTCTTTCTTTTCAAGAATAGTATTATTTGACCATACTACAGAGTAGACTTTATCTTCATATTCAATGATAGTCTTTACTACAAGATAGTTATCATACTGCTTAAACTCTCCAGTTTCGATGAGATTATTAGCAGAGAACCAATCAGCCCTACTATCACTATCCAAGAAATTGTAGTACTCAGTAAGCTTGTCTACCTTCTCATCACCAAATTCCTTTCTAAGAGCACTCTCAGGGACCCATTTGAAATGATGAATGAATCTAGCATCTGAGTAGTCCTCTAACCTACTTTGAGGATCAAGTCTAACCTCATATGAGGGTACGTGAGATACTTCTATATTGTAGATAGGTCTACCAAACTCATCTTTAACACCTGTATCTACTACATCTTCATATACTGCCATCAAACCTGTGAGTAGCCCATCTATCTTGATGAACTTCTCATTAGTAGACCAGTCATTATCATCTAATGTAGCTTGAATTACATCATTGGTGATATTAGCCAATACACTACTACCTGGATAACGAGGCACTGCCTGAACAGTAGATACTACAGTTTCAAGATAGCCTATAATGGCATTAGTAAACATCCTAATGATATTGAATGTTTCAGCAGGTTGCCCTTGCTCTTTCAATTTTAAGAGTTGAGCTTGAGTGTATTGACGGTTATGATACATGTCGATAATCTCTTGCCCTTCTCTGTGCGTTTCTTCATAAGCTTCTACACTGATTTTATAAAAGTCCTTACACTTTTGTAGTATAGGGTCTTCTATGTCATCAAGAAAAGCTATCTGACTAGTGGCTGTTGGTGTTGCCATACTATCTCCTTATCCAAAAATGCTTCCAAGCCCTTGTGTAATCATGTTTACCCCACTACCAAACATGTTACCCGCGGCTTGCCCATATCCAGCGGCTGAGTTAGAGTACGCTTGCTGATTCTTTCCTGCTAATCCCATCAAACTACCTCTTGCACTAAGCTGATTGTTTAGTCCCATCTGTCCAAAGTTAGCCTTATTCATAATAGCCTGACCTTGTAGGTTCTGAGCCATATTCTTTTGTGGTGCTCCAAACTGTCCATAGAATCCTTGCTGCATCTGTGCTACCTTCTCAGGAGCTGCTATATCTGCTTGAGCATTGGCCATTGCTTGCTTGTAACTCATATCCTTCTGTGCTTGTAGCATCATGCCTGACGAGGCGATACCACTCTGAGCTGCCGCTTGCTTGAATTGATTAAGCTCTTTATTCAACGACTGCTCTATCTGTGCTTTCCATTGGGTAGAGAACTTATTAGGATCTAAGTTATTATAGTAGTTAACTAAGTTCTTCTCAAGAGGCCCATACATCTCTTCCCAATCTTGCCAAATCTGCTGTGCATGTTCACCATACTCTTCACTTATACTATTCAGAGTATTAGCAAACTTATCTGCTAAGTTAGTACTCTCTGTACCTATATCCCAGGCTTTATTCATCCATTCTTCGGCTTGTGCAGAGGCTTTACTCGCAGCTTTAGATGCTGAGTTTGAACTCATAAGGCTCACTGCTCCACCTATTACTGATCCTATACCCATATTAACTCCTTTTCATTTTATATACTACAGCTACGGGTTCATGTCGTTTTAGCAGTACTTTATTGTGTTCACTGTGCCATTCAGTTAAACCCCAAATCTCATAATCTGGGAACATTCTAAACATTTCATCGTAGAACTCTTTGAGTACTCTACCTTTTCTATATTCAGGTTTAATATAGACTTTAACACCATTGAGTATCTTTCTTCCCGGAACTGTATCTTCTGTTTCGTCTCTTAGTATAGCGAAACCTTTATCATCTTCGTCCATAAGTATAGTTGACATAGGATCATCTAAATACTTATTGATATCTCTCTTATAAGCATCTAAATCATTAGATGCCTGATCAGGCCATAATTCTTTAGTCATAGCAAATAGCATATCGATTAGTACAGGCTCATCAGCTTTACATGCTACCTTAACCATTTCTAACTCCTCTATTTAGCTCATATACTATGCTATTTACTACGGCTTTCAATTCCTCATTAGTTCCTTTTGTAACCTTAGGGATAATGTGGTATTTTCTATCTTTATATTGATAGAACTCTTTTCTGAGCTTATTTATCTCATCCTTGAGTGACTTTATATTAAGAGTCACCTCTTCATTGAGGTTAAGACTATTAAGCCTATCTTCTATTGCCTTTAGTCTAAGCTCTAACTCTTCATTCATGCCAGACTCCTTGGTTGCCAGCTCCATTGAATACCTCTTACAATGCCTATACCATATAAGACAAATCTTATAGAGTATGATTTATCTTGTGTATTAGGTATACCTATGATTTCAAAGTCATTCTCACTATCATAGATCGACTGCAATTCTCTATTGACAACTATTGTGTCATTATCAAAGATAACCAGTAGTCTAAACTTACCTCTAAAGGTAATCCTAACCTTATCATACTCTTTTAAGGTAGTGGGTGACCCATCTACCAGAAGAGGTGACACATATGTTAGAGGCATTGACCTCTTTACAAGTTCAACTCCTGACCCTATAATATCCATTGGATATAGGTTATCAGAAGGGAATACATTGTAGTTAGGAGCAAAGTATTCAACTTGATACTCTGTGAATTTGTCTAAATAGGCCAATTCATAGCTACTACACCTTATAGGCTCAAAACAATTAAGCTCGGCATCGCAATCTTCGAAGGCTGCTGTATTCGCTGTACCATAGATAAATCCAGCTGAGCCATTAAGCTTACCTACCATTGACACATTAGGTACATCGATGGCTTGATAAGCAAATCCTCTACCTTGTTTGAAGTCCATCTCTATGATACCTTGATCTACGCCACTTGTACCTTTTACTCCTGATGGGTATAAGTCATTGGAAGGGTATAAATCAGGTAGTGGAACAAGGTCAGGCTTATAAGCTAAGTAGTACACTTCATTGACACTACAGGCTGAAGTTGGTGTAATACCTGATACTTCCGCTACTTTCTTATCCGTGATAACTTGAACACTACCTCCATCTGATACAACTACACCTTTATCGCTAAGCCAGATGGCTCTACCTGAAATGTATGAAATACTAAAATGGTCTTTACATCCTAATACATCTGATAGTTGAGATACAAAGAACTCATAAGGCTGTGAACCTCTTAGAGTATAAGTCCAATTTCTACCCATAACTATGAGACCATAGCTACCTGCTGCTATGCCTGTTATGGTATCAGGCAATACTAAGAAGTCAAAAATATACCAACTATCAGGATTACCTAATGCACTAAAGTATAGCTTATTGCCAACAGCTCCATACATACGCCCACCCATTACTACTAGATACTTTAGTCCTAATGGAGGAGGCCCATTTCTCAGTGTCTGTAACTCTCTACCATCAATTTGAGTGTCATCTAAGCTATCCACATAAGTGGTTTGATCTACCTTTATAGTATCTACAAGAGCAAAATAAGGCCAGTATCCACCTACTCTATAAATACGATAATGAGTTATATCACCTATGGGAGCTGATTCAAATCCCGATAGCTGTATAGCTTGATCTGTTACATCTATGTATGAGCTAAGTGGCGCGGGAGCTGACTCTACACCTAAATCATTATCGTAGAATGTGTAGGTGTATTTGAATGAGCCCGTGAGAGGGCCATCTCCATTAGCCACTCCAGTAAGCTTAATTGTAGGAGTTGGAAGTCCTACAGACTTGGTAACCCCACTTGGCAACATCTTATGCATGGTAGCCCCATCAGACCAGTACCATACTCTATCATACTCAGCAGAAAATCTTTCGGTAGAGTAATAGTATACTACGCCATTAAACTCGTAGAAATAAGGAGAGCCAGCATCTGCATACTTTAGTGGTGCCCTACGTGACCATAAAGCACCTTTACGTAGGTCAATATTAGACAAATCCACAGACTCATCAGGTGCAATAAGGTATGGGGCTGAAACTGTGTTCATACCACCATTGAATGCTGTTATCTCACTAACTCTTAAACTTTGCATACTAAGCCTTTGTTATGCTTCAGACGTCCAAATCTTGCCTGTAAATGTTCCATCTCCATTATCAACTACTTCGACTCTAACGCCACCTAATGTAGTATCAGTAGCCCCTGGTAGCACATATGGATTTTGCTCAATAGTGTCTACCCTACCTTCAAGGTTGATAGTATTCTCAGTAGCATTCTTAACACCAGTTTCTATGTGGTTAAGATTCTGTGCATTTATAGCTGGTGCAGTTCCATCCACCCAGTTAGTAGGTACGTATTCTTGAAATGCCATTTTAATTCTCCTGTATGTTAAATTTTTGTTTCTCTTCATCAGTCATATCTGACAACACATAATGAATAGCTTCACTGGAGTTCTGATCCCCCCAATAAACTCTTACTTCACCTCTACCACCTCCAACAGCAGGCAGGTTGGAACCATAATAACTACCGCCGCCGGCACCTACGCCTCCTTTAGCCGGGCCAAGGTCTGGATTACAGCCCTCACCACCTGAGTGACCACCATCACCAAAAGGAGAGCCTTGACCAACTCCGTACGAGTTACACCCTGGGTTATAACCATTCTTATGCTGAACGCCTACACAAGGGAAGAACACCACATTAGCTGATGGAGAGTAAGATGGTTTACCTACATACCCTGCACTACCACCATTTACAGTAACTGTATGAAACTTTGAAGCTCCACCAGAGCCTCCTACCCCTCCTGCTCCCCCTACAACTACTGTAACAGTCTGACTATCAGCTACAGCCACATCGTCATTGAAATGCTCTCCGGCACCGCCTCCACCTGAAGCAGTTGTAGAAGAAATACCACCTCCTCCGCCTCCTACCATACACACCTTAACAGATGTATAACCGTAAGGCACAGTCCATGAATGGGTGCCTACAGTATTAAATATGATACTACCTGGAGGTGCAGCACGTCTATATACACATTGGCCGTCTATATCCAAATAGTCAACTCTTTGACCATCAATATATAGCTCTTTAATAAGCTTATCATCGATATACAATTTACCACATGTCATCATATCCTCCTTTGAGGTATAGTTAATTTAGATGCATAGTTTGAGGTATGGTCTTTAGCTGTAATCTTAAAGATTTCATTCAGTTGTCGCTGATATTTATTAAGCTCAAGCTCACCTCTTTCTACGTTAGCTGCATCGTTATCGTCCTGTAATGCTGTACCTGTAACATAATGCAAAAATGCGCTAAACCAAATATCAGGAAGTACAAGTTCATTTTGCATAGTGTAAGCTGGTTCAGGAACTGCTGAGTAATACACCTTAACCTTCGTAGATTTAGGAGCCGGCTGCACACTATCAAAAGAGGCATCTGATACTACCCCATGAATATCTTCAAGGGTACAATCTGAAGTATCTACACCTTGTGAGTTACTATCAACTACTACACCATACTTATCCTCTAAAGCTTGAATAATAGATGTATCTTGAGGCTTCAATACAAACTCAATTTCATTATACTTCAAATTATCCTTCAATGCACAAGGGAACTCAGCTTCACCAGCGTCTATCTGCATTCTTGACTCTATAGGAAGATAATTACCTTGATATTCAAGTCTCATAACTCTAAGGGTATCCTTAGGTAAATCATAAACAAGCTTATCGTCTTGTAGGTCTATCTCAGCCTCTTTCTTATAGTAGTTAGTGAATATGCAAATATCCTGTTGACATAGTGACGTGTATAGGGCTAATGTATCATCTTGCCATCTCTCTTTCTTCACATCACCTAATCTCTGCCTAACTGCATTTACTACTGTTTCTACTGTCATGTTATCCCCTATACTGAATATAGACTACATTATCAGAGCCATACGTCTTGAAGTCTGCTGACATATCAGGTGTACCATTAGTACCATCACATACATACCATCCTGCCTCAAGATTAGCCACATCACCAGAATATAGTTTAATCTCGCCTACTACTGAAGGTGGATTACCTTCATGGTAAATATTATGCCCATTATAAGTAAATGATGTACCATTTAAGAACTGTATGTTACCCGCTTTGGATATTGTAATAAAATTGGTTGTCTGAGTATCGTCTTTTACTACTTTAAGGCCAAAATTATTATCTTGAGAGCTAAATATTTTCCATTTATAATCGCCTGAACCTGTATCATGATTGTTATAAATCTGAACACCAGGCTCTTGATTTGATACAAAGGCTAAAAATCCTTTATACTGACCATACTCGCCTGAATGCAAAATAAGCTTATCTTCTAATATTAATGGAGTACCTTTAATGCTGTTACCTATCTGAAATCTCATTCTGCCATCTATATTGTCAGTTTCTACAGTGATTCTCCCTGAAGTTCCATTTTGATCAGGTATACCATCTCTATGGTTAAAACATAGGTTAGCATTCCCATATCCATCATTATAAGTCATTGCAACTGAGCCTGAGCCCCTACCAGTTTCTATATAGGTATTGCTTCTTAGACCTCCAAGAGCATATAACTCACCATCTATTACAGCATCTCCAGTCTTAGATACGTAGTTAGTACTGAGATAGGCCAATCTTACACCATGATCCAATCTTACTGGGTCTTGCTGAAATGTTGGTGGTGAAGGAAATGTCACTTCTCCATTATCTTCAAACACAATCTTTTGTCCTAATGCAATCCCTGCAACTGAAAAAGACTCTATAGATGACCCACTATCCTGGGAACTAATATAAAGACGTGGCAGGCCATTTTTCTTCAAGCCTAAACCTTTATTGCTAATTATCAGATCGCCCTTCATTTCATTAGACCCATCAATATTTAGTTTTTTATCTACCGCATTTCTAACTGCCTCAACTTTACTATCTACCTGATCTATCTTAGCTTTAGTGGACTGCGTAGAAGAATAAGGTATCTTGTCTGCATTTATCTGTGTAATATCAACCTGTCTGCCAGCTCTCATTTGAGGCTCAGTACCCATACCAAAAGTAAGGTCCTCTACTCCGCCCGCTGATTTTTTAATGGCCATTATTTACTCCTGAATTGTTTTTCCTCAATGTAGTATTAGAGTTATCTGACACCCCTGATACTGTTACTTTGGCACTATTCATAATAACTACTGGAGCACAACCTGCTAACAAAGCTATAGCTAATGTGAATACTATATATTTCATGCTTTCACCTTATTCCAATAATCAGCCCATGTAGTATCAGGGTTATTAGGCTTAGCCATCGCTATAATAATCTCACCCATGAAACATACTGTTCTCTGAGTGTCACTATCAAGCCCTCCTAATTGTATTGTAGAAGTATGAGGCTTGTCAAATACTATAGTACCTAATACTTGAAGTGGCTCCCCATTCAAAGCACCTTTTACTTCACCTGTATTGTGGTCATAAATAGCACACAGTGCATTTATAGGTTTACTAAAGTCTACATTAAAATTCCAATTCCCATTTCCTATACTTAAACTTAATTTATTATTTACTGATTTTGCTAACTTCATGTTGTTATTAGCTGATGAAACTCCTTTACCATTCATAAATTCAGCATAAGTGCCATTTTCATCCCAATTAGTAATATCAATAGCAATCATAAGAGTGAAATCCATATTTGAACCATCTACCTTGATTCCCGTATCTATCTGTTCACCTTTACCCTGGAACTTCACTTGATTTTTATCAATTACTTTAGTAGGTAAGCCAGTATCATTTAGTTCTAATCTTAGTGTTTGTAAACCATATTGTGCTGTAAAGTTTCTTGAATAGGTTCCGTTTATAGGTAATCTTTGAGAATCATCGATATCGATTATTTCAGCCCCTTCATTTGTGCAAGCATAGTACCTATCATTATTACCCATAGGAATACTTAATACATGTTCGCCCATTGCCCACTTTACAAGTAGTTCTTGGTCTTCATTTAGCAAATCTAAATCAGCTTGAGTAAATGAGTTGCCATCCAGCATTACTAAGTTGTTGAACTCTACGTTTTCCAATCTGAATGTATCACCACTCAATGAAGGAACTACGAACTGATGTTGACTAAAATCATAATACGTAATATAAGAAGAAGATGTGATAGGCACATCAATGTACCCGTCGTTCTCTAAAGTAATAGCTCTACCACTATTTAGCAATCCTGGAAATTTACCATTATTACCCGTAGGAACATTACGTAGATAGAGATTATACCCATAGTCCCTAGCATATCTCTTCTTAGTTGATGTATCTGTATAGTACCCATCAGGGTCTACAAACTGATACCATGCAAAGTCACCTGGGAATGCAGGCGGGACGCCACCAGTTACGGCATGTTTGAAGCCAAACCTAAGCATTTAACTAACCCATACAGTCGCTGTGGCTGTGATGTAAAGCACGCCATTACCTATGGCTAAGTCCATACCTGCTTTAGCTGCTACTACTACAGAAGAGCCTCCTTCGAAGATAAAGGTTACTGTAGCGTCCTCCGCAACATGCACGATGTTATAGCCTTTGGCTTCTAGGTTAGTAGGAGTACCTACATAGGTATTAGCTTGAATAGGAAAAGCCTGAATAGGCTGTGAATTGTCTTTTACCAACATCTTATTTTCCTTCTTTGTTTTCTTTAACTTCTTTGTTTTCTTTGTTTTCTTTAACTTCTTTAACTTCTTTAACTTCTTTAACTTCTTTAACTTCTTTAACTTCTTTAGCAAGCGTTGGAGCTGGTGTAGGCTTAGGTTGCATAGCTTTAAGCGCTTCCTCTCTGTTATCTGCTTCTACTGTTACTTTCAATTCGGGGTTATGATATTTTGACATTTTACTCTCCTTTTTATAATTTGAAGTGAAGGCTCCGAAGAGCCCTCTATCAAACTATATGTCAGGCCAACCATGTGGGGTTAGGCCTGGAGGCCAGCTACTAACCAGCATAGTTTCCATTCTTGAGATTAGTAGAAACAGTGTCAAGGACAACTCTCGCTACGCCGTTTTTAACAGGAGTACCTGCTGTTCCAGCTACGATACCTACAGTAATAGTCTGACCAGCCTGGAAGAACTTATCTTCTACAGTTGATACAGTAACACCTGTTGCATCACCTGCTACATCTGTGAAGAATGCAGTTCCAGCAATATCTACACTGATCTTAGCACCAGTTGGGAACGCTTCGTCAATGATGAGGTATGCTTTCTTAACGATCGTACCTGGTTCGATAATAGCTGCTGTGTAAGCATCGCCTGAAGCAATTTCTTTGTCACCTGAACCGGTACGAGGCGAACCATCCTCGTATACCGCTGGACAAGTCATTACTACTGACTCTGCATATCTCTTATCTCTGTTGTTAAATCTATCTGCGATTGAAATAAATTGTGCCATTTACTACTCCTTAGTTCTGACGGAAGAATGTATCTACACATACGATACCGTAATCGTGTCCTGATACCTTAGCTTCTATATAGTCTGTATTCTCAGCTTTGAGAATTGTTTTTTGAACGTTCATCCATACCTCAAGTGCAGACTCTGATTTGATACCGAAGTCTTGTGACTCTTGCCACTTATAGTCTGGTTGCTTACCGAATCCGATTTGGATAGCTGAACGACCAAGAATGATTGCTCTTGAAGCCTCTACCGTACCTGTTGCGCCATATCCAGTCTGTCCTTCGAACAGTCCAGTTGAGTCAACATGTCTAAGACCTGCGATCTCCACCTCTGATTTACCAATCTCTGGGCTTGCTTTACCGAATGCCGTATCAGCTTCTATAAAGATGAACGAACCGATCTTACCGATAACACCCTTGATGAGTCTGTTATTCTCACCTCTAACGTCACCCATTGCTGTTACGTCAATGAACTTAGTGTCTTGTCTAAGGTTCTTAGATGCTCTTGAATCGATAACTACCAGCCATACTCTCTTGCCGTCTGCAAGCTGATATGGTTCAAGTGGACGTCTGCTATTACCTACATTGTAACCCTTACCAGATTTAATGATGTCTTCTACATCGAGTACGAAGTCATACGACCATACGTCTGCTGCATCAAGTGCACCAATTGAGGTCTTATCATTAGGCATGATAACATGTGATGGGCCTTCTCCGTTAAGGAAACCTTGTGCTGCATCAAATACCATCTGGTCTTTGGCTCTAATGAATAGGTCAGCCAGTTTTGAACGTGAGTCAGAGTGCTGTGAAATAGACAAATCACCTACATTTACTGCATCGAATGCATCACCGTTATCTACTGACCATCTAAGACGTCTAACTCTCAGCTTATCTGAGAATAGTTTCTTCTGCTCTGAATTACCCCAAGCCTGCTCTTTATCAACGTGAGCTTTTGATGTTAGGTTACCATCGAACTGGAATCTAATCTCGTGACCTTCAGTTGCTGAAAAGTCGTTCTTCTGGTAAATTACCGCGTCGCTTGACGTACCTGTAAGACCATCCCAAAAAGATGTTGAACGTGCTTGTATCAGTCCTTCAAGCATCCATCCATTACGGACGAGAATACTATCGTAAGGTACTACACCTGTGCCTGATGCTGTTGCCATTTATTACTCCTAAAATGTGATATGTGCGTAGTCGATGCCAGGGTCTGGAGTTTCCGCAATAGCTTGCTGACTACCTGTAAGGGTATTCATATTAGCTGTTTGAGAAGGCTCCTGCCCTTTATCGACTACCTTAGGCCCTTCAATGAAGGCCACCGCTTTTTCTAAATATGTGTCAAAGTCAATTTCGCCATCGAGGAGTTGCTTAGCATAAATTGGAGGAACCATCAGTTCAAGCTGTTCAGGAGTAACCGGTGTTTCCCTATTCTGATTGAACTCTTCGAGCCGTCTTTTACGGTATTCGATCTCTGTTTCCTCTTTAGCCTTTTTGCTAACCTCTTCAAGCTTTTCCTTGACCTTGTCTTTTGCCTGTGCTTCCAGCTGTCGCATACGCTGATACCACTCATCGGGGTTAGCATATTTCAGCTCTTCAAGCTCTTTCTGCTCTTCTGGAGATAATCCTGATGTAGGAGTCTCGTACTGTGCAAGTTGTTGCTTGAGTGCTTCAGCCTCTGCCTTGAGTGCTTTCAGCTCTTGCTGTGCCTTCGTATAAGAGGACTGTGTGTCCCTAAACGATTTCGTGGCCGCTACAGCTGCTTTAAGCTCAGGACTAATACCTTCGGGATAGATGAACTTACCGTTATCATCCACCTGAATATTTTTGAGAATCTCGTTAACCTGTGTCCGAATGTCCACCTTAGACTCTTCAGGTTCGGTATCGATCTTCTCTACTACCTCTTCTACTGGGTTCTCATATCCGAACTCAGCGAAGTAGTCTTGTGCCGTTTTAGGCGTTTCATTTTCAGTTTGTTCGGAAACCTGTGTATTTGGTACTTCCATATCAATCATTCCTTTATCTAGAATATGGTTGAATCGATAGTTTTCAACCTATATCCATTATCATATCATCATAAAGATTAAAGTTTTATTAAATTTTAAGAGTTTTTTAGATATAATGAAGTTATAAGAAAAACTAATACAAGGATTACTATGGCTATCGATGAATCACTCCGTTTGAAGATAGAAGCGGAACTAAGATTGGGTAAGAAGCCTAAAGAGCTGAGTGAGAAGTATGGAGTGCCGTACGTCACTATCAATGGGTGGAATAAGAAATTGAAGGCAGAGAGGGAGAACGCTGAGGTAGATGCACTATTGGAGGTTGATGAGTCAGTGCTACACCACATAGCTGATGAGGTGAAGAAAGACGCGCCCCTACCAGAGGCTAAGAAAGTGGAAAAGTTAGTGGGTCAGGTCGATGGACTAAAGAGGCTGGAGGACAAGACCAGAGAGCTGAGTCTGTCGATACTGAACCAGGTAAGTAACTACTTGGCCCTACAAGAAGAGCCCAACATGCGCGACCTGAAGGACGCCGCTACCATTGTGACCACCATACATAATGCTATGTTCAACAAAGCTAGCACTCAGGTCAATGTTATGAACTCGACTACTATCAACACAGAAAAGCGCGAGATATTCCGTGCAAACCTGAAGGCTTAACATGAGCTGGTATATGCCTAACATAACCGAAGAACAATTCGATGAAATCTATGCAGGTACACCTGTGATAGCTGAGAAACATCTATGGCAGAATGAACCTGAAAGTGATGAGGACGCTTTGATTAACTACTACCCTAGTAAACTGTGGAGATTGACTAGTGGTATTTATAAAATCGAGAGTAAAGAAGGTGATTTGATACCTTTTGCGCCTAACTTCGCCCAGCATTATGTATATGCTCACTATTTAAAACACCCTAGAATGATTATTCTGAAGAGTAGACAGCAGGGAATATCTACCTTCTGGCTAATGTTCTTCTTCGATGAGGCTTTAGTGCAGGATAATATGAAGTTCGGTCTAATGGCTCAGGGTTTGAAGGAAGCCAAGACACTGAAGGAAAGGATAGTACGTGCATGGGAACATTTTCCCACAGAGCTAAAAGAATTCCTGGGCATTGGCGTTACTAAGCAAAACCACGATGAATTTAGCCTTACTAATGACAGTAAGATTTATATTGCCACCTCATTTCGTTCTGGTACCCTACAAGGGCTACACATATCTGAGTTCGGTATGATTGCCGCTAAGACTCCTGAGAAGGCTAAAGAAACTAAAACAGGGTCGATGCAGGCCATTAGAGGAGGCCTGCCGGTGATATTAGAGAGTACCGCGATGGGTAGGTCGAACATGTTCTATGATGAATGGATGAAAGCCGTGGGGCATACTGGCAACTTGGCTCCTAAAGATTTCCAGCCAGTATTCCTATCGTGGGCTGACGATCCCGATTGTAGAATTGACATACCTCAGATTATTGATTCTGAGGCTGAAACCTACTTCAAAGAAGGTTGTATAGAATACGAACTATATACAGGTAAGAAGCTTGAGTTAAGCAATGAGCAGAAATGGTGGTGGATTGCTCAACTTAGAGAGTTCAATGGCGATAGAGAAATGATGGGACAAGAATATCCACTTTTTCCTGAGGAAGCATTTATGGCCACTAAAGACGGGTCTTACTGGTCAAAGCTATATAGAGCCGAAGTAGTAGCTAGAGGTCGATTGGTTGAGGGATTGTATGAGGCTAATCTGCCGGTTGATGTTGCTGTCGATTTGGGCATGAATGATATGATGGTGTTAGTATTCTTTCAGACTTTTAATAATGAGCTGCGGGTTATTGACGAGTATCATAATAGCGGAGAAGGGATACTACACTACGTGAACAAAATGAGAGAGAAAGGCTATAAGTATAGGTCAGTCTACCTGCCGCATGACGCTGTTGTAAAAGAGCTAGGTACTGGTAAGAGTCGATATAGCATCTTTAGGGAAATGGGAGTACCTGTGAGGTTACTACCTAGAACTAGGAACGTGCAGAATGATATAGAACTTGTCAGAAAAGCTATACCTTATATGTGGTTCGATGCCGCTAAAACTAAATACCTACAGACAGCTATGGATGCTTATTCTCGTGAATGGGACGATAGATTAGGTGTTTTCAAAGATAGGCCACTACACAACGAATGGAGTCACCCTGCTGATGCCATAAGGTACATGGTGGTAGCTGCATATCACAAGATAAGACCTAAGGGTAGAGTGGATGAAGCCGTGATGAAGCGTAAACTAACTAATGTGGTCGATGGTCTAGCCTTGTAGGGTGCCTGTGACTCCCAGATACTTATTAGATTACATAATTTAATAATACCTAAAATTTCTGCGAGTGCACAAAGTGGTGTTAACCTGTGACTTCTAGATACTTATTAGATTACATAATTTAATAATACCTAAAATTTCTGCGAGTGCACAAAGTGGTGTTGGCCGCCATAGCCTCGCCTTATATTGAACATCAACCCCTCCCTCTTATACTCATAGATAATCACACCTAACCACTGCCAAACACATAATGATACCAATTATCATAAATGATTGTCACCAAGATTAATTGATAATAATCATTATAATATCCCTATTAATTCAATTTATTTAAATTTAAGAATCTATTAACCACTCATTAACCATACCATGGTATAATATATTTAGAAAGAGGCCAGGAACCCTGGATGATTTCAAGAATTCATAAATTATCTCATTTAATCTTATTTTAAGATGAATGAGGCTATAATATATTTAGAAAGAGGCCAGGAACCCTGGATGATTTCTAGAATTCATAAATTATCTCATTTAATCTTATTTTAAGATAAATGATGATACAATATGACTAGAAATCGACCAGGAACCCCTGGGTGATTTCATAAATTATTTCATTTAATCTTATTTTAAGATAAATGATGGTACAGTATGATTAGAAATCGACCAGGAACCCTGGTGATTTCAAGAATTCATAAATTATCTCATTTAATCTTATTTTAAGATAAATGATGATACAATATGATATACTAAAAATAAGGAGTGACCTATGACACCACGAGATTATATGAGAAAATTAACTGCCCTTTCTTGGGATATCCCAAGAGATAAACCTAAATTATTCTCTGAATATGACCGATTAAATGGGATTTTAGAGGATGTGATAGAGTATGGCGAGGAATCAAGATTCAAATATTTTAAGAAAGAATTCGAGAAATTCAAAGAGGCCCTGAAATAAGAGGCCTCTTAGATGGATTGTGGGCATATCTCAAGGGATATGACCTAAATCTATCTATTTAAAGGAATCAATTATGACCAAAAAAGAAATTTGGACTAAGGTATCGGAAATCGCGGCTAACCACAATCTTTCAGAGGTGGTTATTAAAGAATTGGCAGAGATTCTTGAAC